GTAAGGAAAACGGTAGATAGAAATAATCAGTCGCTTGACTGGTGGCCCGGAGACCTATGGTTTAGGTCCTTCTCGTTCGCTCACAGATTTCAACCGTCCTCTCTTCGAACATGAGAGGAAATTTCTGAAATTCGCGAACTGCAGCATGGGGGCGGAACGTGCACTCTCCACCTTGGGATCGGTAAATTGCCGATGAGTTTCCTGGTAAACGGTCTGAATAGCCTGACTTCTTAAATAAGATAGCCACGACTTTTTCATTCCACGTTTCCAGCATTTGGAGCATCTTTCTTGAGAGAGGTCTATGTTTATAAAACACCGACTTCAATTTCGATCGATCTATCCATTCATCTGTATAATTCCACAATCTCATAACAGAGTGTAAACTTTCCACTTCCGGCTGTACTTCATCCAACTCTCGCATTGCCTCGGTCACAGAGGTTCGTTCGAAAGGGCTATCCTTCCCTTTCCCTCGTCCAGTGAGAACTCCAAAATTCACAAAAGGTACATATCTAATGTCACGAATGAATTCCTTTCCGAGACCCAATTGATCAGAATAACGTATGTCAAAAAGCACACTGTTTATCTGAGCTATGTCCGTCTGGAATAGATTCTTACCTAGAGATGGGACTAATCCCACCTTGTTGGTTTCGTAACACCAAGATTTGTATTCTTCCTTGGTACAACAAAATAAAATGTCGTCACCATTAATGAGAACTTTAGGAGCCTCCCTCCCTAATTCAAAGAACGTGTACTTGAAAACTATATAGTTAGCAAGACACAGAATTGGGAAACTGAGTATATGACCCATGAGTTGTCCGTTCGTCTGTTCCAACAGACCCTTTCCAGTGCACTCAAACTTATCATAGAAGTCCAACCAAGGCGAATCGCCTTTGTTCATTGGATCATTCCTGTAATCAAGTTTGGAATGACAGAAACTTTGTACTGCAGTATCTACAAAACCTTGACTACATCTCGACAAGATGAGCCTAAGTAGTATTTTGGATATTTTGCCAGCCAAGTTATCTGTTGCACCGGAGAAGTCCCCGCTATTAAAGCCCTTGCCAAAAGACCATGATTGAGACACATAATATATGTCTTCTACACTCACGGGACGGCCAATCAATTCAAATTCTCGATGCTTCTGTAGCTTTCGCCACAGGAAATCTTGAATATCTCCATAGTCTATATACTCCCCATCGGAAGGTTTAGTGATAATCCTTCCCTTAAGGGGTTCTAATATGACACATGGAGTTGAAATGTTGGTTTGGATTAATCCAGTTCTGCGAGCATCGCTAAGAAGGAAGTAAAACTCCGCTTCATCGATGTAATCGCCATGAACTTGTTCAATCCATTGTTCGCGTGATAGTATCTCGTTAGAGAATCTTGATCGAATGGTTTCCTCTATAGAGATATAACCAAAGAACTCATCTGGAGAAGGAAGTCTCATCTTCCCTTTCAAAAATTGTTCTCGAGTCAAATCTCTTAAGCGATAGGCTAGCCCAATCTGTCCACCATTGCCTCTGGTTTCATTCAAAGTTGAATGATTCGATGAAGTTTTCCTCTTTTGCGAAATAGTCTTGCCTGATTTAGGGTCCGATCCAAGAAAAGTTTTCTTTGGATCGACAACCAAGTCGGAGAATTCGCGAATAAAGGTATCCTTTATGAACCACTCTAGTTTTCCTGAAATAGGAATGTCTAGTGTTAATAGGCGCTGGTGTTCCTTCAAGGAATCATCGACAGCATCTGGACGAATAGGTAGCAGGCCCTTCTTGAGGCCTTGGAATAGACTATAGATCTTGACCATGTGGTCAGTCTTACGGTCCTTGCGATGAAGTACAAGACGTTTAAAATACAAATTCAATGCCCTCGGGAAAATTAGTTTTCCCACTGACTCGAACTTAAGAGGTGCAGGCTTATCTGTTTGGAAGTAATTTGCAAAGATCTCATTGATCAATACCTTAAAGGTTTTGATAAGAGTTCCATGTGAAGCTTCGTAATAG